AGCCGCACTAACCTCATGTGTAGCAATAAGAGAAGAGTCGTATACATTTTCAATTATTGCATCCCCGGGTTATCCTGAGTTAGCAGATGAGATGAATACATTAGCAACAGATAGAAAAAATACAGCATTTGTTGTTATTGATCCTCCTTTCAGACTTGCAACATCAGGTGTAGCAAATTGGATGTTAGGTACAAGTACTACAGAAAACGGTGAAGATGGATTAGTAAGTAAGACAGCATATTCTGCTGTTTATTATCCTAGTGCATATACTACCGATTTAGATGGTAATACTGTAACATGCCCAGCATCACATATTGCATTAAGAACATTTGCATATAATGATGATATTGCGTATCCGTGGTTTGCTCCGGCAGGCTTAACACGTGGTGTCATTGCTAATGCTACAAATATTGGATACTTAGATTCAGAAGATGAGTTTGTACCAGTAGCATTAAGTGGTGGCGACAGAGATACATTGTATCAAAACAAAGTAAACCCATTAGCAAACTTTCCAGGACAAGGAATATTTGTTTATGGACAAAAAACATTAAATCCGACAACATCGGCATTAGATAGAGTAAACGTAGCAAGGTTAATTGTTTATTTGAGAGAACGGTTAGATGTACTAGCAAGACCGTTTGTGTTTGAACCAAATGACGAACTTACAAGAGCTAATGCAAAAGACGCTGTTGAAAGATTCTTAGCAGATATATTAGCAAAACGAGGTCTGTATGACTTTGCAGTTGTTTGTGACAGTACAAACAATACCCCTGCAAGAATTGATAAAAATGAAATGTATATTGACGTAGCAATTGAACCGACGAAAGCGGCAGAATTTATATACATTCCAATACGGGTTGTTAATACAGGCGACATTTCAGCAACAAGCTGATTTCTACCTCCTTAAATAAAGGGCCATTTATTTTAATGGCCCTTTTTTCCTTAGTTAAAAAATCTAGACAATATGATAAATAATATTAAGCTCAAAACACTTTAGGAGTAGTCGATGGCTAATTTAAATAAGTTTGGTGTACCGCTTTCTGGTAACACAAGTGCAGTTTTGATGCCGAAACTTGCGTATAGGTTTAGGGTAACCTTTACAGGGTTAGGCGGAACAGGCACGGATACAAAAGCATTGACACGTGAAATTATAAGTGTAGGGCGACCAAACTTTACACATGATGAAGTAGTCATTGACGTTTATAACTCTAGAATATTCTTAGCAGGTAAACATACTTGGGAACCACTCCAAATTGTAATGCGAGATGATATTAATTCGGATGTTATTACTTTGTTGAATCAACAGGTAACTAATCAAGTTGATCATTTCGAACAATCAGCGGCACAAGCAGGTTCTCAATATAAGTTTACAACTATTGTTGAAACATTAGACGGAACTAGTAGTGCATCTAGTGTAACAACTGTATTAGATTCATGGTCTTTATCAGGATGCTTTGTTCAAAATATGACTTGGGGTGAATCGAACTATGCAACTAGCGAGCCGGTTCAAATCACAATGACTGTAAGATATGATAATGCAGAACACTTAGTAGGTACAGAAAATACCTTGAGCGTTCAAAATATTTCTTCAACAACGTTAGATCAATCTACCGCTACAGCATAATAGTTGAGGTCGTCGTATGCCAGCTAGTACAATTTTACGTAACTATGCAAATGTTGCTTATCCAACACATAATGACGGCGGCCCTTTAACAGCGGTGCCTCGGCAAAAATTTCAATTTGTAGTTGAATTTAAGTCAACAGTAACAACCCTTCAAGATCAGTTAGATAAATTAAAATTGATAATACGGACTGCTGAGTTGCCTAGTTTTCAATTTGATACGCAGGTATTAAATCAATATAACAGAAAACGGGTTATTCAGACAAGGGCAAATTTTCAACCAGTAACTATTACATTTAATGATACAAGAGATAATAAATGGCAGAATGTTTTTAAAGAATATCTTAAGTATTATTATAAGGATGGACGAACACTTGGTCATAATTATCAAACTTCCGACACAGTTCAAGAATATGCTACTGTTGAAAATTTTGGTTTAAAATCACCAAAAGAAACTAGTTCGGGATCTTTTGAACGATACTTTTTTAGCCAAATTAGAATTCATAGAGAATACGGAGGACTTGGTGCTCCGACACAAGAATCTGTTACACTCTTTAATCCTGTAATAACTACATGTAGCCATGATACTCTTGATTATGCAGATTCAGGGGCTGTTGTATGGAATGTCCAATTTGCATACGAAGGTATTACATATGATGATAGTTGGGGCGAACGAAATATGTCAAATTTAGGTGATGATATTTCTTCATTTGTGAAAAATGCAGGATCTGCGTTAAGTTCTTTGGGTGGTAGATTGGGATTCTAATATGGCATATAAATCTGAAACAGCATCAACAACATCAGCAAATACCGGATTAAAAAGAGCTCAAGAAGTACGAGCCACGTTAGGAGAAGACTCTACAGAATTTGATAGTAGATTAATAGGCGATTTAAAATCAGCAACATTTGATTTTTTACCAACAGAACATGATATTGTAGTTGGTGAATTACAAGGTGCAGGCATTTCTAAATTAGCAAGCAAAACATTGGCCTTTGAAATATTAGCACTAGCAAAATATTATAATAAAAAATACGACGAGTTTTTACCACTCATTGACGTAAACGGTCTTGATCTTACAGATGAGATCATCTCAACATTAAATACTACTAGAGCCTCTAATAACCAATTAGGAAGGCAAAGCGTGTCAATAAATGAACATGTTTCTAGACAAGTAATAGATTAATGGCGACAAAATATCAACAAGGACATTATAGTCCTCAAAATCCAAATAAGTATATCGGAAAACACGAACCTATATATAGATCAGGATGGGAATTAGCATTTATGCGGATGTGTGATAATCATCCAAATATATCTAAATGGGCATCAGAAGCACAACAAATAGAATATATGAATCCCTTTACGGGCAAACGATCTAGATATATACCTGACTTTTTTATTGTTTATACTGATAAAGAAGGAAAAAATCATGCAGAGATTATAGAAATTAAACCATATAAACAAGCAGAAATAAAAGAAGCAAGATCAAAATCAGATAAAGCAAAAGTTATATTAAATATGGCTAAGTGGGAAGCCGCCAAACAATGGGCAAATAAAGCAGGTATACGATTTAGAGTTGTTACTGAACATGAAATATTTCATAAAATGAAAAAGAAAAAACAAAAATGACTAAAAAACTTGAAGAAACATTTAATCTTCCTAGTATTTCAGAAATAAGTCAGAATGACATTAAAGATATGCAAAATAATAATTTTGCAGATGGTGCCTTACCATATCCTGTTTTTGACAAAGAAAAAGAAGCGTTATCACTTGCAGATAAGATAGACAAAGCATTGCCTGCCGTTAAAGATATAAACACAAGCGATGAGGATATGGATAGATATGCTGATAAGGCAGAAAAAGCATTTGAAGATTTAATGGATCTAGGATTTAATGTAGAAGATAGAAATGCAGGACATATATTTGCATCAGCTCAAACTATGTTAAAAAATGCTATAGAAGCAAAAAATTCAAAATCAGATAGAAAATTAAGGGCAATAGAACTACAACTTAAAAAACTTAGATTAGACCAAAATGAATCAAAAAATGCAAGTTATGAGCACGTAGTGGATGCGGATTATGTTGTAAGCGACCGCAATTCTCTCATTAGTGAGCTTACAAAAAAGCTAATAGATGATAAATAATTAAAACACATTTCAAGGATTTAGATTATGACATATCAAAACTCAGCTCAATTACTTCGTAAGTATTCGGATATGATTAAAGAAATGCAACACCCTGTTGTAGAATCAGATGAAGAAGAAGTAGACGAATCAAAAGAAGAAGTTGACGAAGCAAAAGAAGATAAAAAAGATGATAAAAAAGAAGAAGTCGACGAAGCCAAAGAAGAAGATACTGAAGACGACGACAAGGAATAGTACATGAAATCTTTTAACCAGTACTTAGCCGAA